TATAATCAGTACTGAACTAATTACTGCTCTTGAACAAGAGCGCAATAAAACTCTTAACTAGGAAATTTATGATTAATAATCCAGATGTAGAACGTATTATAGAACAAGCCGTTTTTATGGCCAAAGAAAGAAAACATGAATACGTAACATTAGAACATACTTTATTAAGTATGATTATGTATGAACCATTTAAGAAACAACTTGACAAGTTTGGGGTTGATACTGAAATGATGACTAAAGATGTATCCGATTATTTAGATGGATTAACATCATTAGTTAAAACTAATTCAACTGAACCATTACAACCACGCAAAACAAATGCATTAGAGCGAATGTTTAGTCGCGCTGTAACACAAGTATTGTTTACTGGTCGTCGTCAAATTGAAATCATTGATTTGTATTTAAGTATCTTTCAAGAATCTAATAGTCATGCACAATATTTCTTATTGAAATGGGGTGTAACACGAAATGAATTTGTGACATTTTGGCAAAAGAATTATAAACATGATAAATCTTCTTCAAAATTAAGTGATGATCAAGCAACTGAAATTTTGGAAGAATTTACAATTAATTTGACAGATTTGGCTCGTCAAAATAAAATTGAACCAGTAATTGGTCGTGAACAAGAGATTGAAGATATTATTATGATCTTGGCTAAACGATTCAAGGCTAATGTATTAATGGTTGGGGATCCAGGAACTGGTAAAACTGCAATTGCAGAAGGGTTAGCTAGTCGTATTATTGAAAACAATGTACCTGATTTCTTGAAAGATCATGAATTATATTCATTAGAAATTGGTTCATTGTTGGCTGGTAGTAAGTATCGTGGTGACTTTGAAGAGAAAGTTAAAAATGTTATTGATGCATTAACTTCTAAAAAGAATGTAATTTTATTCATTGATGAAGCACATACAATGAAAGGTGCTGGTAGTGGTAGTAATAGTAGTCTTGACTTTGCTAATATGTTTAAACCAGCTATTACAAAAGGTACACTAAAGATTATTGCTAGTACTACATGGGAAGAATATTACGAATCATTTGAGAAAGATCGTGCATTGATGCGTCGTTTTTATCGTGTCAGTATTGATGAACCTGATCTGGAAACTACAGAGAAAATTCTAACTGGTCTATCAGAACGATTGAGTGATTTTCATAAAGTTGAAATTAAACCTAGTGCTATCAAGGCAGCAGTTGAATTAAGTAATCGTTATGTACATGATCGTAAGAATCCTGATAAGTCAATTGATTTATTGGATGCCGCTTGTGCAAAAGAACGAGTATTGGCACTAGCAAATAATAAAGTTACTGATGTTGAAATTCGTGAACAAGTAACCAAAATGTGTGGAATACCTCAAGATAAAATCAGTACTGATGTTAGTGATAGAATGATTAATCTTGAAAGTAATATCAAAACTAAACTTTATGGTCAAGATAAAGCATTGAATAATGTACTTGAACGTGTATATGTTAGTTATGCTGGTATTGCTAATGAGAAAAAACCTATGGCAAGTTTCTTATTCTTGGGACCAACTGGTACTGGTAAAACAGAATTGGCTCGTTTATTAAGTGAGAATCTTAATATGCCCTTACTTAAATATGATATGAGTGAATATCAAGAGAAACATAGTGTAGCCGCATTGATTGGAGCCCCACCAGGATATGTAGGATACGGTGAAGGTAATCTTGGTGGTGGTAAAATCATCAATGATTTAAGTAAAAATCCATATTCAATTTTATTGTTTGATGAAGTTGAAAAAGCACATCCAGATGTATATAACTTGTTCTTACAATTATTAGATGAAGGTCGTATTACTGGTACTAATGGTAAGACAGTTAACGCAAAAAATACTATTGTCATCATGACCAGTAATTTAGGATCGGCTGATAGTGAACGTAATAATATTGGTTTTGGCGATCAAGATAAATCTGGTGAAGATGATAAGGCATTAAAAGAATTCTTCAAACCAGAATTACGTAATCGTATTGATATGATTTGTAAGTTTACTAAACTTGATACATTGGCAATTAAAAAGATTGTAGTTAAGTTTGTTAATGAATTGAAAACTCAATTGACTGATCAACATAATATTAATATGACATTAACTGAAGAGTTAATTGATCATTTGGCAAAGATTGGATATGATCCTAAAATGGGTGCCAGACCACTTGCCCGTAAGATTGATGAACTTATTCGTGTACCTTTAAGTAAGAAAATCTTATTTGAGAAAGTTAATAATTCTAATATAGTTGCTGATTATGTTAATGATCAGGTTGTATTTGACATTACAGTTAAGTTATCAGAAACCATGGCTACTGTTGGTACGGATGGTATCATTAGACTAGAATAATGATAACTGAATCAGATTTCAAATTAGATTCTGCTCAATTGACATTTTATCATGATAAATTCAAGTATAAAATGTCAATTTGGATTAAAGGTATTCATTTTTTTAGAACAACAAAATCCATATATGAATATTCTCAGAAAGTAGATGAATATTATATTAATAGAATGTATTATAATGATATAAATTCAATAGTATCTGATACTAATTTGTTAAAACCAATAGAAAATTTAATAGTATGGAGATCATCAATAATTGAGAAAAATCTTGATTTTAAATTAAGATTTGGTGAAAACAAGATCACAATTTATGCTAATGATTTTACTGTATTTGAACTATTATTAACAGAACTTAAATATTCTAAAGATGATACTATCATAAGTTATAATTATTCAGAACCAATGACGAATTACGAAAGAGGAGTAGTATATCAAAAAGAACCTAAACGAAAATTCAGAATTTATATGAAGAGTAAGATATATACTACAGAAGAACGAGAAAAATTATATGATTATCTAAGTCGTTATGATATAACAATGTCTCCATCAATGATAAAATGGGTTACTGGTAAAACATCAACTCAACATTTTTCTGGTATGCAAAATTATAATCTTATGTATTCATGGGATAATTACTTTTTTGATTTTGATCAAGAATCATTGATAACGTTATTATCTTTAAAATTTGATAATTTGATTAGAAAAGTCTGTACAATACAAAAAAGATAAATACTCTATAATGGAGCATATATCATGGCACAAATTCACGAAGAAATTATTGTAATCAAAGTAAGTAAACTGATCAAATCTGGAACAGTTGACGCTGAAAGTTTATGCGATATCGCATCTGAAGAGGTGATCACCGCACTTGAGCAAGTTGTTCAAGAGTTAGTAGGTGATTCGGTTATTGTTGAGGTGGAGAAAGCGTAATGGCGCAAGGAACAACAGTTGTTTTACTTCCACAAACTGCATATCCTGGACCACCAGGTGTTAGTATTTCTATAGACGGAACAAAACAACAGGCAGCTGCATATATTTTGGCCAATCGTGATCTTCAAACTATTAGTTGGAATTTAGGTCAAGTACCACAAGGTAATAATCAACAAAGTAATCCAGTTTTTATTGGTAATATATATATTCAAGCCAGTATTGCTACTGATCCAACATTAGATAGTGATTGGTTTACTGTATATCAATTAGATGTAACACCAGGAACTCTAAACGTTCAACAAGGATTTAATAACTTAGTTGGTAATTATGTATGGCTTAGAGCAACAGTTAGAAATTGGACTCAAGGTGCAATATCATTAGTAGCGGCGAGTTATTAACATGACACAAGATCAACTATTGAAACTAATTCAACAAAGCAGAACTATGTTAGAATCTGCTACACCAGAACAAAAAATACGTTTATTGAAATTGATCAAAGAAGGATATAAGTCATTAAAACAAACAGTAGTAGAATCTTCTGAGTCAATAGAGATAAATAACGACTATTTGGACGAAAATTAATTTTTTGACTGTTATAATAATCTGTAAATAATAGTATCTTACAGGATATTATATGGCACGTAAACAAAAAGAAGTTAATCTCACAGAAGAATTAAAATCAAAAAAATCTGGTAAAATGTCAGCTAATAAATCAGTTGAATCTCCAGCGATTATTATACCAAAAACTCCCAAAAAATCAAAGAAAGAAATCCCAGTTGATGCTGTACTAGAGATGGCAGACAAAGCTCCACAAGAAGCTAGAGCTGGAGGATTAGCACCAAAACCAAATGAAAAATCTGTAGATGTTAAGAAAGATGGAAAAGCAACATTAAAACCAGGTCAAATTCAAATTCAAATTGATACTGAATTTCTAAAAACAACTCGTTGTCATATTGCAATGCCATGTTATGGTGGTATGTTAACTGAATCAACATTTATGAGTTTCATTAAATTTAGCAATGCAACTAGACAAATGGGAATTGATTGGACAATTGAAACCATGGTCAATGAATCGTTAATTAGTCGTGCGAGAAATACATTGACTGCTAAATTTTTACATCAGAAAGAATCAACTCATTTGATGTTTATTGATGCTGATATTGGTTGGGAAGCATGGCATTTATTAGCATTACTTAATCATAATAAAGATATGATTGGTGGATTATATCCAATGAAATCAATGCCAATTAAATGGGTAGTCAATGGGTTTGATGGAGCAGAAACTGGAGAGAATGGTCTTCAAGAAGTTAGTAAGGCCGGTACAGGTTTCTTATTGACTAAACGTGATGTATTCTCTAAGTTAGCCACTCATCCAGCTGTCAAATCATATAAGAATGATATTGGATTAGATCCAGTTTATGATCAATATTTACGTACATATTGGGATACTGCAGTTCGTCAGGGAAGATATTATAGTGAAGATTGGACTGCTTGTGAAAATTGGCGTGATGTTGGTGGTAAGATTTGGGTAGATAAACGTATTCTGTTACGTCATACTGGATCATATATGTACTGTATGGAAAATCAACAATTACTATTAGATAGTATTGGACCACAATATATGGATATCATGGTCAAATCTGGTAAAGCTCAATTGATTGATACTAGTAATGAAAAATCAATTAAAAAAGTAAAATCTAAGTAAAAATGGGGAGAGTTCGCTCTCCCTTATCATTTTCTGATAAATATTAATGTTATCAGGAACTTATCATGACAAAAATAGTATTGCCACAACGTATTGATGTTACACAAGATCCACAATTAAATAAACAATACAATCCTAACTATAAAGAATCTGTTAGAATAGAACCTAAATTATTCAAAATTCCTAGATATAATTGGGTACCAGATAAGTTTGACGCTAGAGATTATAAATATCAAGTTGTATCAACACAATCAGTGAATAAAGTAGATTTAAGACCATATTGTTCTCCTATTGAACAACAGGGTAGATTAGGTAGTTGTACTGGTAATGCAATTGCTGGTGCTATTGAATACTTAGATAAGAAAAATAATAATTGGATTGATGTTAGTAGATTGTATATATACTACTATACAAGATTATTAGAGGGAACGATTAATTACGATAGTGGTGCCTATATCAGAACTGCAATCAAGGCAGCCTATAATTATGGAGCTCCACAAGAAAAATTGTGGCCATATAATATTAGTAAATTTAAAATCAAGCCAACTCAACAAGCTATTAATGATGGTGTTAAGAGAAAAGTTACATTATATGAACGAGCATTGAACTTTGATGCTTGTATTAATGCTCTTACAAATGGATTTCCTGTAACTATTGGATTTTATGTATATAGTAGTTTTCAAACACAAGCGGTGGCAAAAACTGGTATAATGCCATATCCTAACATAAGTAAAGAATACTTATTAGGTGGTCATGCCGTATTATTAGTAGGCTATGATAAAACTAATAATTATTTTATAGCAAGAAATAGTTGGGGTGCAAATTGGGGTGACAAGGGATATTTTTATATGCCTTTTCGAGTGATTCAAAACACAAATATGAGCGCAGATTTTTGGATCATTAAATCAGTTAACAATCAATAGAATATATGAATATCAATGAATTAGAATCTTACAAATTAAGTGATGCAATTAAATTTCGCACAGAATTAAATCCAATGTTATTTAATGATGAACGTATGGCATCTGATGTTAGAGAAAAATTGTTAGAAATAGCAAATGAATTCATTGACTATTTGGGAATTAATAATCTAGATATTGATGATATTACACTAAGTGGTAGTAATGCTGCTTATACCTATACTGATCATAGTGATATTGATCTACATATTTTAGTAGATATGAACAAGATTAATAATGATGATATATATAGAGAATTATTTACTGCCAAGAAAAATCTATTTAACGCTGATCATGATATTAAAATTCGTGGTTATGATGTAGAATTATATGTTCAAGATAAAAATCAACCAGTAAAAAGTTTAGGTGAATATAGTATACTTAATGATAAGTGGATTAAATTTCCAAGAAAACAACGTGCATCAATAGATCAAAATTCAGTAAAAAATAAAGTAACTAAATTAGTTCAAATGGCTGAAATTGCTAATAGAAGTAATAATATAGATCAAATTGACAAAGTACTTAGTACTATTAAACGTTATCGTCAGGCTGGGTTAGATAAACATGGTGAATTTGGACCAGAAAACATTGCATTTAAAATCTTACGTACTAACGGAATCATTGACAAGTTATATAATCATCGTAACAGATTATATAGTATCCAATTAAGTTTAGATGAAGATTGGCATCCAAATGATGTACCTCCTGGTCCTGAATCTAAGCCTACTATGCCCAAAGGTACAGTTAGAGTAGATGTTAGTGATTTATACGATTGGTATAAACTAGGAACAAACATTAGTAACTTAGATAAAGTAGATCCAAGTATTTTTGGAAAAGGTCCTCCAAGTACCATAATGGCATTTGGAAGCGAAGAAGAAGAACACAATTATATAAATGCCTTAAAGAGACTAGGACTTGAAACAACTGATATTGATCCTATAGACCCTGATCAGCCTAAAAATATGCCTCGTCAAAAAACAGATCCAACATTTAATGTGGCAGAAGATGTCAAACATTCAAAGAACACTTATCTATGGCACGGATCCAGACATAGAAATGAAGTTTTAATTCCTCGTCAAGCAAAAGATACAGGAGGAGCCGCTGGTAGCAATCAAAATGCTATCTATGCTACTACCGATCCAAAAGTTGCTATAGCAATGGGACTTACTACTTCTGGTTCAGATACCGGAATGTTCCCCAATGATCCGCAGATGGTTTTGTTTAGTGGCAACATACGAAAAGGCGAAAAGGTATATCTGCATAAAGTGCCGATGTATGATCCCGATGGGAAACCGCAGTTCGTGCAAGGTGGGAATAGCAGAGAGTTTCATTCAGTGCCTGAAGTCACCGCAATTGAGCCGATGAAAATAATAGAAGTTCCTGTAAACAAATACTTGAATCTGATCAGAAAAGCCACCAGAAAAGATTTAGAGTTGCGTAATCATTACATGAGAAAAGCGGCATTAAAAGAAGCAAGCGGTTACATTCCTAGTGAAAGTGAAAAGAATGATCCTAGATTCAAGACCGCATTAACAGTAGATATTCATCCAGATACTATGAAAAAAAATGCTGCCAAACTTGGTTGGAAAATAGCCAGAAATGGTCGTCCACCACTACTAAGAAAATAATACACACACATCAGTCATTATAAATATCTTACTAATTGAAGGATTATAATGATTGATGCTGCAGCAACTATAGATGTAATTAAACTAAGATTTTATGTAGATTGGCTTTATCAAAATCATATCTATGCCGAAGGTAATAGTGGTTTTCATAAAGAATTAACCGCTAAAGTTGTTAAAGATTACATTGATCCTCTTAAGTTAAATAAAACTGCAAAGATTCTTGATCTTGGATGTGGTCCAGGATACTTCTTGGATGAAATGAAAAAACGTAAGTATAAAAATGTTGTTGGTATAACACTAAGTGATGAAGATGTTGATCTTTGTATGAGTAAAGGTCATACTGTAGAAAAACATGACTTTAGTTTTTTACCTCAAAGTAAAGGTTATGATGATAACAGTGTTGATTTCATTTTCTTACGTCATACATTAGAACATAGTCCATATCCAATCATAACATTAATGGAATACAATCGTATTCTTAAACAAGATAGTAAAATATATATTGAAGTTCCAGCACCAGATTGTGAACGTAAACATGAATGGAATTTAAATCATTATAGTATACTTGGACCAAGTCAATTGATTGCACTGTTACAAAGAACTGGTTTTGACATTGATAAGTTTCAAACTATGGAGTTTGATTTGTCAATTGGTGAAGATGTTGAGAAAGTAAAAGAACAGTTTTATTGTATTGTAGCTACTAAAAAACGATCTTTAGACGTAAAATAAACATAAAATTTTATCATGATAAAGTTTGTTGAGTAAAATACTAAATACTATATCATGAAAATCAATCAAATTATAGACGAATATACTGACACTGATCCAGAAATCATTAAATATCTCACTGATAAAGGATATAAGCTTTTAGGGAAAGGTGTTGATCAAACATCATTTCTTGAACCAGGAACTGGTCAAGTTCTTAAAATATTTGGAACTAAATATGATGTTGCACATGCTCCATCGGGAAAAAGAACAAACCCAAAGTTCTCTAACGATCATAAAATGTTCTTTACTTGGGCTAAGTATTGTAACGATCATAAGAGTAATCCATTTCTACCTAAGTTCAGCGGCTTTGAAAGCTTCTATTGGAATGATCACGTTTACTTACAAATACGTCAAGAGTATTTAACTGAGTTACGACCAACTTGGGGATGGAACTTATACAATATGTCAACTGATGCGGAAATGGGCGATAGTTTTGATCAAATGATTCAAAAATACGACAAAAACAAAGAATTATACGATCATTTTGAAAAAACCGATGGAAAAAATGGGTTAAAACTATTTTACAAAACTATGGGTGAACTTGCTCGCATATCTGAGAGAAAAGGATGGACATTTGATCTAAATCCTAAAAACTTCATGATGCGAAACAATGGGACAATAGTTATCCTTGATCCATGGGTAGTTGAAGAAGAATACTAAACAACAAACTCTAGAATAATATCTAGAGTTTTTGCTTTATGTAACTAAATACTCTACTATGGCTACACAATTTTACAGAACATTAGAAGATATTCTAAAACTAAAAGAAGAAAACGCACAGCGTATTCAAGAACGTATATCTGAATTAACAGAACATACTTCTAATTCGTCATATGATGATGAATTAGCGGCACTCAAATCAAACTTAAAACAATTGGGTGTAAGTGATTCTCTTACTGAACAATCAATAGAAGATAAATTTATTGATAAAAGTAAAAGAATTCAATTCATAAAAGAAAATAATATTAAACATGGATCACCGCGTTGGTTTCGTGTAATGTATGCAAGACCAGAATTAACGGGTGAAGATCCGTTCGGAGAATAACATGGCAGAAGATAATAAATTTGTTAGATCAAAAGGCGCCAATGTTACATTAACTCCAGATCAAGTAAAAGAAATTGTAAAATGTTGTAATCCTATAACTGGATATGAACATTTCATGAGAACGTACTTTTATATTCAACATCCTACTAGAGGTCAATTATTATATGACCCATATGACTTTCAACTTAAGTTGATTGACAATTATCATAATAATAGATTCTCAGTATCAATGATGCCGCGACAAACTGGAAAAACAACATCAGCGGCGGGATATTTATTATGGTATGCCATGTTTCATCCAGATAAAACTATTCTAATTGCTGCTCATCAATACAGTGGTGCACAAGAAATCATGGATCGTATTAGATATGCATATGAAATGTGCCCATTTTGGTTGAAAGCTGGAGTTGAATCATATAACAAGGGTAATATTGACTTTGAAAATAAAAGTCGTATTGTAGCCAGAGCCACTACTGAAAAAACTGGTCGTGGTATGTCACTATCACTATTGTATCTTGACGAGTTTGCATTTGTAAGACCATCAATAGCTAAAGAATTCTGGACTTCAATATCACCCACACTAAGCACTGGTGGTAAATGTATAATAACAAGTACACCAAACAGTGATGAAGATCAATTCGCCAATATTTGGAAACAGGCTAATAAAAAGATAGATGCTTTTGGTAATGTCACCCAAGTTGGTGTCAATGGATTTAGTCCATTTAGAGCAGAATGGTGGGAACACCCAGATCGTGATGAAAAATGGAAAGAAGAAGAAATTGGTAAGATTGGTGAAGAACGATTTAGACGAGAACATGGTCTAGAGTTTATCATTGACGAAGAAACATTAATAGATAGTATGAAATTAATGGAATTAGACTCAAGAGAACCAAAATATAAAACTGGACAAATTCGTTGGTTTAAAAAACCACTGAAAGAACATATATACGTAGTAGCATTAGATCCAAGTTTAGGTACTGGTGGTGATCCAGCGGCAATTCAAGTATTTGAAGCTGATACAGGTGATCAAGTAGCAGAATGGACACATAATAGAACTACTATTCCAGAACAAATTAAGATATTAGCCGATATTAATAATCAAATTGCAGAAGAAACTGGTCGTGTAGATAGATTGTATTATTCATTAGAAAATAATACAATAGGTGAAGCAGCTTTAATTTCATTAAGTGAATTTGGTGAAGATAACATTAAAGGTTCAATGATTAGTGAACCAAAGAAGATAGGTTCTTCTAGAAGATATCGTCGTGGATTTACAACTGCTCAAAAATCTAAATTAGAAGCTTGTTCTAAATTAAAAAACTTAATAGAAACTAATAAAATGAAAGTTTTTAGTAGTGGGTTAATCAGTGAATTAAAAACATTTGTTGCTAGTGGTGGTAGTTATGCTGCCAAACAGGGAGAAACAGATGATTTGGTTATGTCTACTATATTAGTTGTTAGAATGTTTCAACATTTACAACAATATCATTTAGATATTAACAAACACATCAGAGATCATAATGATGTTATAGAACCTATGCCATTTTTTGCCATAATAGGCTAACAGATTTATGATAAATAATAGATATTAGAGAAATCACTATGCCAAAAAGTACTGAATCAGTCAATATTGAATTATACGATCTATTACGTGGTCGTGGATACTCTGTCACTATGTATGATAGTGCCGGTCAACAAGTTCCTATTCCAGAAGAAGCAGAAGCATTTCAATTTAAGTTTGAAAGTGGCGAAAAGAGTTATGGTACTGTTACTATTACTGTTGATGATTCAAGATTTTTAATAATTTATTTCAACACATCTGTGACACGTTCATCAGATGAAAATACTGGTTGGGTTAAGTTTATTGATCAAATGGGTCATTTTGCTATTACTCATGGATTGAAGAAAAAACTTAAAGATATGAGTAAATTGGATGATGATATGAAAGTAAGACAACACAGAAAAAATATTGCTGAAGGATATTACGGTAACAAACATACAAGTTATAGTGATAATGGCCCACCAACTATTAAAATGATTATTAAACATAATAAGACATTAGGTGAAACAGATGCCAGATATCGTTATGTTGAGCGTATCTTTTTAGAAAATGAAATGGGTGAACGTGTATTGGTACCTTCAACTAAACCATCAATTGGTCGTGTATTTGCTAGACATTTGGCAGAAGGTGGACAATATAACGATCAACGTTGGAGTCATATCAGTGAAATGGTTCAAGATGTTAAGAAACTAGGTGGATTTGTAAGAGCCACAAAATCTGGACAATTTAATGAAAGTGTACAACGTATTGTTACAGAAGCCGCTAATCACTATCAAAGTTTAAGAGAATCATTAAAACGTTTACAAAGTACTCGTGGATATAATAACTATTTTGAAAGTTGGCAGCCAACTATTATGGAAGATGGTGATACTAGTAATTTAACTGAATTGTTTAGAACTAATACATTAGATACTCGTATTGAATCGGCATTGCCTATTTTAAGTCGTTTAAACTTAACTATAACAGAAACAAATGAAGCTTCTATGTTTGAAGCATGGGCAGATAATCTAATTGGAGAGGCATTAATTCCAAATCAACCATTACAAAAAGAAGAATTGATTGATTTACTTGGTAATGATAGTGATATTATTCCACTTGGTCCAGATGCGTCAAACGCAATTGGTGAATTATCAGGTATCTTAGAAAAAGATGGTTTGAATGCTAGATTAATGAAAGCGGCTTCACTTGATTCTAATAGAGATGCTCGTCCAATTATCATAGCTTGGATGTCAGAACAATTAGGTCGTGAATACGATGAGATATTAGATAAAGTACAATCAACTGATGAAGAACCAGTGATTCCGGAACCAGAAGAACCTGCAGAACCTCCGGCTGAACAACCGAAAGAACCTGCTGCACCAGTACAAAATAATATTCCGCCACCACCGCCTGTTAAAGAGGCAATGAGTTTGTTGGATCATATTAAGCGTCTAAGTGGAATTTAAAATGAATTATTTGAAACTATTTGAACAACAATTAACAAGAATTATCGGACAAGAAGTATCTGAATTAATTGATCCTACTTTGATGGAAGATAAAGTAGAGGATGTTGGTCGTGAATTTCAACACATTGAAGATTTAGTATACATTTATGGTCCGACAGGCGCCAAGAGAGCCATAGACAGGCTGGCGAGTATTGCTAAAGATAGTAGTCATCTAGAGATCAAATGGGACGGAAGTCCAGCTATCATTTTTGGTCGTGATGAACAAGGTCGTTTTCATTTAGGTGATAAGTTTCATAAAGAATTCAATGCTAGTCCAGAAGATGTAAAACGTAGTTATATTGGACGTAGTAAAGGTGAAGTTAGTCAAGATAGAATGATATTTGTAAATAGTATGGCTGAGTTACATGGTATATATGATGCAGCCACACCAAAAGATTTTCGTGGATTCTTAGAGGGTGGTTTATTATATAAAACAAGACCTGAACTTAATGACAAGGGTGAATATTACTTTAAACCAAATACTGTTATCTATCATGTAGATCAAAATAGTCCATTAGGACAACGTATCGCTCAAAGTACTTCAGCATCAGCTATTACAGCTTATTTTGATCAATTGCCTGGTTTAGGTGGACAAAGAAGAACTGAAAATTTAACACAACTTATTCAAGGTGTTGGTAGTAAAGATGTTATTATATTACCACCAAAGTATTCAATGGTTCAAGCACAAATTCCAACTAGTGCAATCAATAAATTATACAGTTTTCTAACTAGTAATGCTAGTGCTATTGAAGGTTTTGTTACACCAACTCCAGAATGGATTGCAACTTTTGCAGATCCAGCGACAGCCACAAAACAATGGAGAGCATCAATATATAAATATGTTAACAGTCAAGTAGATCATCCAGGTGGATTAGAAAATCTTGGCGGTAACATGGCTCAATGGGCAGAAACAGATCCTATATTTACAAAGGGTCGTAGACAGATAGCCATTGATATGATTAAAAATGGTGGCGCTGGTCTTAGTGCTACATTCAAATTAGTTCGTGGCATTATGAATGTAAAAGATGCTATCGTTGATCAAGTAGAAGAACCAACACTTAAAGATGTTCATATTAGAGCAGAATTGCCTGGTGGAGCAAAAAGTGGAGAAGGACTTGTAAGTGATCCAACTGGTGGTAGTCAACCCTTAAAATTTGTTAAGCGTGGTGGATTCACTGCTGCTAACAGAGCACAGGGTAGAGTTGGTTTGGCAAAAAAAAGTGAAGTAAAAACTGACCCTAAACTTGCTAAAAGTGCCAAAGCGGCTCTAAAAGAAAACATTCAGAAAATCGGTGATAGTGACACATGTGTAGTTGGTTGGGGTCGTGGTATGGGTCATAAAGGTCATATGTATTTGGCAAATGCCGTATTCACTATGGCTAAAAAAATAAATGCCGATCCATATTTTATTGTTAGTGAAACTACTGGTAAAGATGATCCATTAATGCCAGATGAAAAATTAGATATCTATCGTACAGTATTTCCTCAACATTCATCATCATTTCAAAGTTCTAAAAACTTGATAGATGTATTACATGAACTTAATAAAGATGGTTATAAGAATGCTGTTGTAGTAGTAGGTGCAGATCAGAAGAATGAATTTCAATATTTACTCAAGTATAATGGTCAACCAACTAAAAGAGAAGGGAATATTATATTCAACTTTGATAAATTGAATATCATTAGTCGTCAAGAAACTGGCGATCAATATTCAAATGAGGAAGGGCCACGTGCCACTCCAATGAGAGAAATCTTAAAAAATCCAGATGCTACTTATGAACAAAAGTTTAAACTTTGGAGATCAGCAATGCCAAATGCTTTAGATGATGGTGAAGTAGAACATTATATGCAATTGGCTGCCGAACGTATGGGATTCCCAGTAGATAAAGGATTGGATGAAGCTGATAATCCAGAGTTTGGTGGTGCCGGTATGGGATCACCAAGTGCTATTCCAGGAACTCCAACTAGTCTTCAACAACAACCAACTGAAGATGATATTAGAAGATATCATAAAGAAATGGCTACAATGCAAAGATTTTTGGATCATAGAAAATAAATTATTAATGTATCCAATAAGTATTGATTACTCCCTATTAATCGTGTAAAATAACACTGTTAATAGGGATTTTTACATGGATCATCATGATGATGAACAAGAATTATTACAATGTTTTCTTCAATCTCAGGAATCATCATTTAAAGTAACAAATTACTTTAAAATTTATGCTGAATTATTTAAGCATTTACGAGGTACTAATTGTACTTTTATTGAAACTGGGGTTTTCAATGGTGGATCATTATTCATGTGGAGAAAGTGGTTAGGTGATAATGCCAGAATTATTGGTATTGATTTAAATCCTGCTGCAAAAAAATGGGAACAATATGGTTTTGAGATATATATTGGTGATCAAGGTGATCCTGAATTTTGGAAAACCACATTCAATAGTATAGGTAATTTTGATGTATTACTTGACGATGGTGGTCATCAATCTTTTCAACAAATTGTAACTGTATCAGAGGCTCTTAAGGCTGCAAAAAATAAATGTATAATTGCTGTTGAAGATACAGTAACAAGTTTTCTAAAAGAATTTTCAGCACATAGAGAACATAGTTTTTTGGAATATGTTAAGGATTCTACTGATTCTTTACTTATAAAAAACGATCACTTTTTTCCTGGTGAATTTCCGATTGTACAAAATCAAAAAATTGTAGATTTATTTTCTTTAATTTATTCTGTACGATTTTTTACTGGTCTTGTTGCCTATCATGTTGACCCTGATATTAAAGAAAGACCTGATCTTATATGGAATAAGATACCAACTGAAAGCGTTAGTGATTTTAGATATAACGGTCTTTCATCCGCACGAGTAGATTGGCCAGATCCGTTTACGGATAAGTCAATAATTGTTAAAGGATAATTTAAATATGCATGATACTGCAATGGAATACGGTGGTAAATTTTTTGATACTTATCTTAAAAATACTAAAGATTTAACTATAGTTGATATAGGATCTCAAGATGTAAATGGTAGTTTAAGATCAGTGGCACCACCAAATAACAAATATATAGGAGTAGATTTTGTTAAGGGAAATGGAGTTGATATTGTAATCACTGATCCATATTCTTTACCTTTTGAAAATGAATCTGTTGATGTTATTGTAAGTAGTTCATGTTTTGAACATTCAGAATTTTTTTGGTTGATATTCAATGAATCATTAAGAATACTTAAACCAACTGGATTATTATATATAAATGTACCATCAAATGGACAGGTTCATAGGTTTCCTGTTGATTGTTGGAGATTTTTCCCAGATAGTGGATTAGCTCTTCAAAACTGGGGTAAAAGATCAGGGTACAATTGTGTATTATTAGAATCATTTATAGGTATTAAAATTACCGATATTTGGAATGATTTTGTAGGTATATTTGCAAAAGATGAAAATCATTCATCACAACATACAAATAGAATTCATTTTAATTCATCAAATTTTACTGATGGATATTTAAAATAATACATTTGTCCTATAAATGATAAATACTCTTGACAAATAGATATTAGTTGTTTATAATATATATAAGTCGCCATCAGAATCCTCTGATTACAACACTTAAAACTTAGTTAATACTACACTTAAACATAAAGGAAAATACAATGAGTTTAGCAGACATTCGTGCCAAATTGCAGGCACAAGATAATCGTAGTCAAACCACTACAACCAAATCATCAGGCGATCAAGCCTTATATCCCTTCTGGAACATTAAAACAGGTGAAACTTCTCAAGTTCGTCTTCTTCCGGATGCTGATACAACCAATTCATTCTTTTGGATTGAAAAGGCAGTTATCAATTTGACATTTCAAGGTGTCAAAGGAACTTCAGATGATAAACAATATACAGTTAAAGTTCCTTGTATGGAAATGTATGGCGAAAACTGTCCAATCTTGGCAGAAGTTCGTACATGGTACAAAGACGATTCACTTAAAGATATTGCCAATAAATATTGGAAAAAGCGTACATATCTGTTTCAAGGTTTTGTTAAGACAAACCCATTATTGAACACAGGTAATCCAAAAACAGAAGATACTCCACCTGAGAATCCAATTCGTCGTTTTGTTGTTACACCACAATTGTTTTCTGTTATTAAAGCGGCAATGATGAACCCAGAGATTGAAGAATTGCCAACTGATTATCAGCGTGGTTTGAATTTCAATATCATCAAGGGTGCTAAAGGTGAATATGCTGATTATTCAACTTCAACATTTGCTCGTAAAGAAACACCGTTGACTGAAGTAGAAATGGCAGCTATTGATACATTTGGTTTGTTTAATCTTAAAGAATTCTTGCCAAAGAAACCAAGCGAAAGCGAACTTCGTATCATCAAGGATATGTTTGAAGCCTCAGTAGATGGTCGTCCATATGATGCTGATAAGTGGGCTGCATATTACAAGCCATGGGGTTTGGAAGTTGCTGCTCCAGCGAATCAATCAACTGAATCAACTGACTCAGTTAGTGATGAACCATTTGCTAATGCAACGCCAGTAGCTACCACTAATTCAACTCCTCCATGGGACGATGAACCAGCCTCAACAACTGAAGAGATTAAAGTTCCTGTCACAACTCCGGCCAAATCTAATGCCAATGATATTTTAGCATTGATTCGTAGTCGTCAGAACAAGCCTGCCTAATTAATTAGGTCACGTACCCAGAGAAATCTGGGTACTACTTATCTGGAGAACAATCATGACTTTACCTGATGAGCGATTTCGCGCTTTAAAGTACAGTAAAAAATTATTAGAAGAATTATGCGATCCTGGAAAAACTCCTAGAGTTCCTGGTATCGTTAGAGAACGAGCACGTGGTGTACTAAGACATTATCCAACCGATTATGATCTTGAACGAATGGCTAATTCTTGTCCGGAACTACTTGACACAGAAAGCTTTTCACCGTATACTAATGGTAAGCAATTACATAAAGGAACATAATGAAAAAACCCTTTGATCTATCAAAGTTTAGAAAAGATATTACAAAGTCAATTGAAGGTATGAGTATTGGATTTCATGATCCAACAGATTGGATCAGTACTGGCAATTATGCATTAAACTATTTGATTAGTGGTGACTTTAACAAGGGTATTCCTCTTGGTAAAGTTACTGTATTTGCTGGTGAAAGTGGTGCCGGTAAATCATATATCTGTAGTGGAAATGTTATTAAAAATGCTCAAGCTCAAGGAATCTATGTTGTATTAATTGATAGTGAAAATGCACTTGACGAAAGTTGGTTATTGGCATTAGGTGTTGATACTAGTGAAGAAAAACTATTGAAATTAAACATGGCTATGGTTGATGATGTGGCTAAAACAATAGCTGTATTCATGAAAGATTATAAAGCATTGGAACCAGAAGATAGACCAAAAGTATTATTTGTAGTTGATTCATTGGGTATGTTAATGACACCAGTTCAAGTTAATCAATTTCAAGGTGGTGAAATGAAGGGTGATATGGGTCACAAACCTAAAGCTCTTAAATCATTGGTAACCAATTGTGTTAACATGTTTGGTAGTTTGAATGTAGGTATGATTTGTACTAATCATAGTTATGAATCACAAGATCCATATAGTCCCGATCCAAAGATCAGTGGTGGTAGTGGTTTCGTATATGCCAGTTCAATTGTAGTGGCAATGAAAAAACTCAAACTAAAAGAAGATGAGGCTGGTAATAAAGTTACTGATGTTCTTGGTATTCGTGCCGGATGTAAAATTATGAAAACTCGTTATGCCAAACCATTTGAAGATATTCAAATTCAGATTCCTTATGAAACTGGTATGAATCCATATAGTGGTTTCTTTGATCTTATTGAAAAACGTAGTATGATTAAGAAAGAAGGTAATCGTTATACTTATACTGATCTTAATGGTGAAGTTCACAAATACTTTCGTAAAGAATGGTCTAAGAATGAAAATGGTATTATGGATTTAGTAATGGATGAATTTGGTAAACAAGATCAGGTTATAAATACAATTATTGAGGAGGAAATTGAATAATGAGTTTAACATTAGTAGCCGAAATGTGGTCGGCAGTTAAAGAAAGCATCATTAGTAGTGATCGTTCAGTTGTTGCGGATAATGTCATTTCTCTGTTGATTGATCATGATATTGGCCCAGATGAAATTCGTAAAGCATTTCGTGGTGAGGGTGATATTATTGATGCATTAAAATATTATATGGATTCTGAAGATTGGTCTGATAGTGAAGAAGATGAATTGAATGAAGATCAATCTGATTTTTATGACGATGAATCTGATGAAGATGATGAAGACTGGTGAGTATGAATTGGTATACTAAGATTACTCAAAACTTAGCAAACTTGCCTGATTTTATTTCTCATTATGAAACTGAATTAAATCAGGCAAAATTTGATACTCATATCAAGGGTAGTATAGAAAAGAGTATAGCATATTTACCAGGAATTACAGAACAACGATTCAATCAACTTCAAGAAATTGAAGCAGTTCTTAATTATTTAAACATTCAACTTAGAAAATTACGTAGTCAGACATTTAAAAAATTTCTAGAGGCTTACAATAGAGCATTAACTAGTCGTGATGCTGAGCGTTATGTAGATGGAGAATCAGACATTATTGACATGGAAACATTATGTAATGAAGTTGCTTTACTACGTAACAAATGGCTTGGTATTATGAAAGCATTAGAAAGTAAAAACTTTATGATGGGCCATCTGGTTAGATTAAAAACTGCTGGTATGGAAGATTTCTCAATTTAAGGATCAATGATGTTCCCGTATATCGGTGGCAAGAAACAACATAGTAAATGGATTGACCCATTGTTCCCAACTGATTTTTCTACTTATGTAGAAGTATTTGGTGGGGCAATGTGGATGTATTGGCAAAGTGCTAAAACTTCTGTACAAACAAACGTATACAATGACTTTAATAGACATTTGGTTAATGTATTTCAGTGCTCAGCAACAGATCCAAAACATTATCATAAAGTATTGCAAAGTTATTATAAAGATGTGGGTGATGCCAAAATGTTCACACAATATCGTGATGATGTATTTTCTGTATATAACACTCAATTTGCTATTCCTGACTATGATCTAGCAGCCAAGTATATGTTGCTTCAAACTCAAATTTTCAGTGGTGGTATGGGTATTCATGAACGTAGTAACATCTATCATAATCCCAAATACAAGCCTAAGTTTTTTACCTACGCTGAGAAGTTTGAACAGAAAAAGTATCTGGACAAATTGGCAGTATTACAAACTGAAAACATGGATTGTCGTGATGTTATCAGAAAATATGACAGTTCAGATGCTTTCTTTTATGTTGATCCACCGTACTTTAATTTAGAAGATTACTATACTAAGAACAGTTTTGGTCGTGATGATCATATTGAATTATTGACTCAAATGAGTACTATGAAGGGTAAGTTTGCTCTAAGTTATTACTATTTCAAAGAACTTGAAGATATCATGCCAAGAGACAAATTTTACTGGCATGAACAAGTTACATATAGTAACAATGGATTAACCAAGGTTGATGGTGCTGTGAGAAAAGATGGTAAAAAGGCTAAAGGTGTCAGAACAAAACGAGTAGAAGTATTGATATTAAACTATACACCAGATTTAAAATCTGATATAATAACTAAATCAAAGATAAATCTAGCTGATACGAATTTGTTTGAATTTGAATAAATACTATATTATGAAAATCAACGAACTCTTACACGAAGGTATTATCAATTGGACTAGAACCAGTGCTCAGAAAATATTTGACTGGGTTGGAAAAATTATTAAACGTATAGGATTTGGTCAACAAGTGGAAATTAATTTAGCGACTGCTATGGGACTTAACTCTCTTAGAGAATCAACAGAATCAACGACACCAGTGAATCAATCAAATTCACTTCCTCCTGATCCAAAAACAAAACCACCAAAACCTAAGGCCACTAGAGATAAATTTGACTTGACCGCAATGATTGGTTACTTCAATGAATTCAGCGTGGCATGGAAACTTGCATATGCTTTTGAACACAATGGTGTAAATATCAATCCGTCAATTGAAGGTGGGTTGAAAAGACATGCTGAAAACTATAAAAATCTTATCTTGGATAATGCAGAAAAATTCAAGAAACCATTAGCAACAATTCAATCTGAACTTCAACGAGCCGAAGATGGTTCAGAAATCATGGCTAAAAAATTATGGGACGAAATTATATCCTCTCATGATCTTAAATTGATTGATGTTGATATTGTCTTGACTGGAATCTCATCTATGGGTGCTGGTAAAGAAGATATTTTGATCAAAATCAAAAAGAAAGGTACCGAAGAAACTCAAGACATGATCAAGGCCAGTCTGAAATTATATAAAAATTCAGGCGGTGTTAATGTTTATAATAGTACTTTTGCTAGTTATCTAGTTACTGTTCTAACAGGTAAAAATGATCCTGGAACTGGTAAGAAAGCTGTTAAATCATTTTTAAAAGATCATCCAGAATATACTCAAGAAGTTGAAGAAGTTCTGGCTATTACCGATCAATGGCTTGTTATAAAAAACGATCTTAAGAAAAAGAACGATCCAAATTATAGAAAAACTGCAAATGAATTTGTTACCGCTAATCGTGGATATCAAAAGATGCGCGATCTATTATTTGGCAGAATGTTTAATGATTTTTATGGTCGTGATAAAGCCGCAATCAACGAAAGAATTCTACAACGTTTGGGACTAGATGGTGCGGATGATGTATATCTATTGGTCGGAACTGAACGTCAAAGAATGATTCCGGTTAGTAGTAGAACCAGTAAAGAGTTTGGGCAACTATATCAACAGTTGAAATCCGGATTCAATATTAGATATGATATTCCAGATAGTCCAGATATTGTATCGTGTAATCTAATTATTGAAAGTGAAGAAGGCGAACAATTAGTAAAAATCAATGTTGGATTCAAAGAAGGTGGCACATTCCCTCATATGTGGGACGTGGGTGATATTGTTAGAGCCGCCAAAAGAGAACAAGGCATCAAATAACTATCCAAATAATATTGACATAATGTACAATATATAGTATACTATTATTTAATTAAGTATACTTAGGAGATATCTTTGTTCCCATATATCGGCGGTAAAGCCAATCATGTTAAATGGTTAGATCCATTATTTCCAGTTTCTGGAATGACTACATTCGTAGAAGTATTTGGTGGGGCTGGATGGGTTGGTATTCGTAGTAAAAGAATCTTACAATGTTCAACTAGAGTATATAACGATTTTAATATCTTTATTGCCAATATTCATGAATGTTTTAGATCCAAACATATACAATTATTACAAGAATTAGAAAGTTATTCCAAAAGCGATCCAACATTATATAAACAATTTCAACAAGATATATTTGGAAATTCATCAACTGTAATTCTTGGTGATGTTGTATTGGCTGCAAAATATCTTTATCTTCAAACTCAAATCTTTAGTGGTACAACACTTGGTCTGAATACTAATAGTTATTTTTGTGATACTGCCAGTAATGGAAAGTATGGTAGCAAATATGATACTATAAAAGATAAGTTAACAAATAAAACTTATACTGATAGATTAACTGGTGTTACACAAGTAGAAAACATGGATTGTATTGACTTGATTAAAAAATATGATAGTCCAACTACATTCTTTTATGTTGATCCACCATATTTTAAGAAAGAATATTTATATACGGCAGAATTCCCAGATACAAAACATTTAGAATTGGCTGATACACTTAAAAACGCTCAAGGTAAATGGTGTTTAAGTTATTATGATTTTCCAGAATTAGAACAATGGTATCCCAAAGATCAATATCATTGGCATAGTCAAGATGTATTTCGTTGGTCTAGTACTCGTGGTCATAAACAAGAAAATTATAAGAAAAATAGTCGTGGTACAGAAATCGCTGTATTGAATTATATCCCACAGCCAGATATCATCATTCCCAAAGTCAAAAAAGTAGTAAATTCCACATATAATACGCTTTTTACTGAGTAAATCTTAGTGTTGTTTTTATGCAACACTGAGATATTCTCAATATTTCAAATTTGACAACAAATCTCTTTTCGTCTATACTGTAGTTATAGTAGTTAAACAGTAGAAAAAGAAAAGATCATGAGAATCAGCACAGAACTTAGAACTCTTGTAAAAACTCGTCATCGTGTATTGTATACAACTTTTGGTGGCAAAGAAAAGGGTTTAACTTACTTGGTAGTCGGTCCCGCTACTGATGGCACTTGGATGTTCAAAGTAGTGAGTGATCCCTCGTGGACTGAAGTAGACACAAAAGGTCAATGTCACAACCACTTTTACGATGGTCGTACTCGTACTGTAGATACTCTTGAACTTAAGGCATACGAGTTACATAAAGAACAATTGGCACAAGGTCAGTTATTCTAGTAGTTAATAAGGAGTTGAAAATGGTTGAAATTACTTTTGGACTCGTAGTATTAACTGCGATATCGCTCATTGGGTTACTGGCAGCATGTGCGGCGTTTATCATTGCATGTTTAGCATGGGGTCGAGTGAGACGACAGAAACGACTGGGAGATAATTGATATGGCAGAAGTCCGTGTTTCTCATCTGTACAAAGTCACTATGACAGAGTATGAAAGTGGCTGGGGTCAACGTCCCATGGGCACTAAGTTCTTTGACAATGAGGCAGAAGCTAAGAAGTTTTGTGATGAATATGCAAGTGGTTCTTATGATTGCTACTTTCGTGCCACATACGAACGTGTTGCTTAAATACAACACTATTTGTTGACAACAAATCCATTTTACTGTAAAATACTTGTATTGAAACTGATAAATGAGAGCGAAAATGTTTAATAACATTGAAAAACATGCAAAAGAGATTTATGTAACAAATGGCGTTGTACGTTGGAAATCAAGTAAACGAGTTCCATTTAATGATATGTTAGAACAACTTTATAAAAACGGCAATATTCTTAAAAAAGAAGTTGCTAAAAGTAATTTAGTTCGTGAAAAAGAACAATCTACATTTTTAGAATCTTATTGTAAAAATTACAAAGGTCCCAGTGATGAAGAGCGTTTTGAAGCTCGTGCCGCTTTTGGCTCTGGGGTTGAGTTGGTTAACGTAATTACTGGTGATAAATGGACTACTTAATTAATGTAAAAGTGTTGTAAAAATACAACACTTTTTATTGACAACAAATCCATTTTCGTGTAAAATATACACATACACTAGAGAAAAGGAAGTAAATATGTTACGAAACTACCCAGCGTATTTCCCAGTAGAAGAAAAACAGTATACTGTAGAAGTTTATAAACGCGATGGTCGTCGCAAGTCAGGCGAAAGTCTGGTTAAAAAGTATGATCTGTCTGTTGAGGCACCACTGAAATCGGCTCAGGCTCATGTAGATGCAATTCAAATCGGTACTTATCCCGTTAGTAAAGGTTATCGTGTTGAATTACACGAAACTTATGTCACTCGTAAAAATATTCTGAGTGGCGAAGAATTTCAAGAACGCTATGATACGCCTTCTTTTTGTTCACCCAGTTCTGAATCATATTGGAGTATGTAATATGGCACGACAAAAATCAGTTATGTATCCCGCGGATTTGATGTTTGCCGCATCAGCCGCCGCTGATCGTGTCAATCAGGGTGAATACGTTAAAGTTGATTTAAATCAGTATGAAATTGCTGATGCCGATAATATTCCTGTTCAACAACATAAACTGCCAAATAAACAATTGATGATTGGGTTTTTGGCAGAACCACATAAAATCACTGATTCTGATCGTGAGCTTGGTAAAGATATTCGTACTCATTTCAAGGCACTTACTTTTGAAATTCTCAAAGGTAAAATTCTTAATGATTTTCAAATGAAGTCAATGAATTTGGCCAGCGGAGAAGAAATTTCAGAACGTGAAATGGCAACAATAGCA